CTTAACAGATTCTTCTTTTTCTTCTTCATCAGTTTCATCTTCGTCTTCATCTTCCATTTCGGAAGTTGATTTCTTAGAATCTTTTGATTCAGTCTTTTGTTCTTTATCTGAGTCTTCTTCTTCTTCAGAGCTTAGCCCTTTAATGAATGAAGTTACTTCAGCGATTGATTTACTTTTAAGAGATTCGACTACCTTTCTTATTAAGGCATTACGACTTAGTGACTCGGATTTTTCATCTTCATCGCCATCTTCGTCATCTTCTGTTAGACCGGCTACTGCCGCTCTAAGAGCTGTTGCGTCCATTTCTTTCATGGATGCTACGGCTTGTTTCAGTAGATCAGCTTTAGACATTTCTTCAAGAGCAGGAGCTTCTTCAGCTTCTACTTCTTCTTGATTAACGGCCTTGCCTTTTTCTACTTTTGTTGTTCCGTCTGAGACAACTTCTGCTTTATCACCTTTAACAGCTTTGTTAGTAGGTTTCGCGGGTTTAACCGCTTCGCCAGCTTTCTTAACTGCGGCTGATGATTTCTTTTCAGCGTCTGCATCAGGACTAACATCTGCACTAGCGTTCGGAAGCTTTTTAGCTGCTTCGTCCAACATTACATCTGTTATAGTGTTTTCTAAACTTGACATTAGAATACTCTCCTATCGATATTAAAATTATATAATTAATTCTATTATGAGTTATTTATAATATTATAAATTTTCAAGAAATGATTTATATACTTTTAATTTCACTTCTTGAAGTTTATGTGTTCTAGCTCGTTGAATTTGATGTTTATAATCTTCAATTTTCTGAGCTTTGATCACACCATTATCCCAAATCCATTCAACTCCTTCCATTACGCCGTTTACGAACGCGTCAGGAGCAGACGGATCTGCTACGATATCAGCAGCTGTTGCTAACTGAAAATCTGATTGCACTAATTGAGTACCGCCTTCGCGTTTACTCTGTTTTAATGAACCCATACCTCTACTAGATACTCCTAGTCTCGCACCATCATCAAGAAGGTTTTTGACTATTTCTCCCATAGGGGTAGATAAAACTTTTGCTTTTCCGATGAAATTGTTTCCATCTTCTTTTAAGCTTGTGATTAAATGAGATGTTCTCTCTAAATTAATCGTAGGACCTTCAGGATGTCCTAATTCTCCATAAGCTCTTTTTTCATTGATATACTCTTTAGTATATCGAGCTACTTCTTTGACCATTATCTCTTTAGGATAAATACGCCCATTTTTATTTTTAACTTCGGTTTGAAGCATGACGCCTTCAATATAGACATCTTTCTTTCCCGTCTTTTCGTTGATTTCAACTAGATAGTTGACATCATCGGCCCATTGTTCTGATATTAATTTCATTTTTACCTCTTAAAATGCTCCATACACATCTATACCGTTGCTGTATTTTTTCTTTGCTAAATCTAAACACTTGTTTCTAATTTCATTCCTATAACTTATAAGGACTGGACTCATGTGACCTGCAATTTTATGAATCTCTATTATCTTACCCATAATTTTTTCTTCTTTTTTAAGTCCCAAGAGCTTAGCTAATAATTTAACTGCACCACCATGGTCATTTCTATCAGTTAAGTCATTTATCTTATCAATATCTACCTGAGGGAATTCTTTAGCTTCAGATATTTCTTGTACATATTTATCTTGTGCTTTCTCTACAAGTGATTTAAGAAGACTTACTCCTTCATCCATATCTTCGCCCATTAGTTTAACGAACTGTGACGCTGATTTCTCTGCTGTTTTCATATCTTTGAAAACACCCAATTCTTCGGGTTCTTTAACACCCGTTGGTTTAACAAACACACGAACTTTCTTAGACCCTGGTTTCTCAGCATGATACATTACATCTGTCTTCTTGATCTTAGTAGAAGAAATATGATTCTTCTTGTGATCAAGTTTGAAGTTAATTTCGTCTAATTCTTCTCTTAGTTGTGTAAATGATTTCATTTTCCTAGTTAATTCTCTATTTTATCTTCGTGGTTTAACCAATCGAGTTGCATTTCAACTCTTTTCAGATCAATAGCATCTAATTGCTTATCTTGCATGACTTTCTTAAAAGTCTCTCCAGCTTCTACATTGTCTCCGCTGACTACTTGATTCACAAATTCTTTACTGTTACTCATTATATTTTCCTATCTATTTTTAAAATTCCGAATCGTCTGGCATATCATCATCTGGACCTAACCCGACAGCTCCATCAGCCTTGATTTCTTTATCAATCTGTTGTATCTCTGCCTCTGACTGTCTAAGAACATTCTTTCTGATCCAGTCTTCTGAATAATATTTACCAACGAATTGGTCTAATTGTTCCAGAGTACTTACTCTTTCTCTTAGTATCTCCGCATCTTTGAGTTCTACAAAATGACCATCTTTCTGAAAGTCATAACTTATATACTCTTTGTAGCTGTTCCAATCTTCATCTGTTATAATATTCTTTAACAACAGTTGAGTTCTTAAAACATCATCAAATATTCTAGAGAATTTAGTTCTTAGTCTATCCACAAATCGCGAAAACTTAACCTCATCTCTTGAAATCTCAGTCGCTCTACCAATAGCGAACGCTGTTTCTGTCTCCATTCTAGAAATTGGTACATTAAGAGACTTGTACAATTTCTTTTGAAAATATAAAATATCATCAATCTCACCAAGATTTTGTCCACCTGGTAGTGTACTAATCTCAGTTCCTCGGCCACCCTCTCTACGAGGTAACCAAAAATCTTCAAGCATATTCATATGCTTTCTATCGTCTTTAATCTCACCTGTGTCAGCGTTATACACTAACTTATTACGATAACTTGTTTGTACTTCTTTCAAGTACTGTTCAGCTCTCGCTTTAGGTAGATTACCTACATCAATGTAAAAGATTCTCCTTTCGGGTGCTCTCGATATCCTATAGATAACTAGTGCATCTTCTAACATTCTTAGTTGATTTACAGACTTCATAGCCTTATGTAAATACCCAACTATCATAGATTGATTGTAATCAAGTAACCCGGAAGTTACATGACATACAGCATCACTATGAATCCTTACAGTCTGACCAGTGTTGTTACCACTCTTATCAAACCCTTGATCATTAAAAAGATAATATTCCTCTATATTCTTAATAATCTCAACTTGAGTCTTCTCATCTTGCTTCTTCTCCACTTCTCGGATCTTTCTGATCTTTTGTGGGTCAATAGCTCTTAAGCCTTGAAGACCTCGTTTCGGATTCTTTGGATCAACCATTTTATGGTAATAGATTCTTCCATCTACATACCATTTTCGAAATATATCGTGAGACATATCTCTGAATCCCATTAAAGAAAGAACTTCATCAAATTCCGTTCTAACTTTCTTTTTGATACCATCTGACATTTTCTCAATTCTATCTAAATTGATTGCCACTGGAGCATCTAAATCATTACAAGATATCGATTCATTCACTATATCTTCTATCGCACTATCACATTCAGGAACGAGGGCCATTGTTCGGTATTTAGCAACTAGGTCGGCTTCGGTTTTTATACCGCCTTCCATGTCAATAAACTGACCAATGACACCACCACCGGCAGCAAAGCCACCCATTCCACCATCTTTTCCGACTTCGATTACATCTCCGTCGTTGGATGGCGGCACGAAACTCTGTGCTTTAGTCTCCGCCGCCTTCCGTTTTATCTCATATCCGAATAAGTCCATAGTATATATTTATATCCTTTCTAAAGGGCTCTTTTTAAAGAGTTCTTTCGAAGTGTGAATAAGCAAAAGTAACATCAGAGGTTGTTAGTCCATCACCACCTTCAGCATCCATTTCGATTGCTGTAAGTGTTGTTGGCCACATATTGTAAAATTCATATGTAGCTATGACGGAATCGTCCCTTCCTAATTGTGATACTGTGGCTTTATCTACCATATAATCATATCCAGTAGAAGTAACTGTTGAACTATCTAGAGGTACAATATCTTGCATCCATTGTTCAATAGCTGTTCTAGATGAAAACTCTGTATCATTGTATATCGCGACAGTCCAATCTTCAAATGTTCTGTCTCCCGCTAACTTAATTGTAAGTCCTTTGTACTTCATCTCCATAGGAGCTATAGTCTGACCAGGGATAGAAGCAGTTTTACATAAAAACTGAATCTTACTACCTGATCTAGGGATAAAGACTTCAAATCTATTATTCCTTGGACCCGCACCGATAAGGTTTGCTTTAAATTGGTTAATTGTTGCCATTTTACTATCCCCCTATTATGTGCTGATGCCAGCTGCGCCATAGACTTCTTCGAAATCTACACCAGTTCTGGATGCTACAAAAGTTAAAGTAATGAAGTTAATACTTCTAGCTGGCTTGATAAATATAGCCGCTACGAATTGATTTGAATCAATAACATTACCCGTGTTATTAGTCTCGTCACAGATAACTTGGAAATCATAGATTCCTCGTCTACCTTGGACTTGTCTCAAGAAAGGTTCTATCATTGCTCTGAAATTCGCTCTTGTAAATGAATCGTTAAACTCAAACAATTGGAATTTAGCTGCGTTTGCTATAGCTTTCTCTAATACTATGAAAAGTCTACGAACATTTATTCTAGAGAACGCACTTCCGTCATTAGACATTAGTGTTTTATCTCCGAACAATAGTGTTCCTTGACCCGCGAATGTGACAACTGGGTTAACCCTAGACTTATAGAGTTTATCTCTATCAGCTTTAGTTGGATTAAACGCCAATTTGGTCACACCAAATATTTGACCACGGCTGAATCCTGCTGGTGACCACCAAGCATCATTCGTATAATCAGTCTTGGCACAAAGGCCTGCGATTGATCCGTTGTCTGGAACATAGACATATCTGTCATTGTACCTGTCGTAAATATATAACCAGTTACTACTCATTACTGCGTAACTTGTACTGTTTAATGTGTCTGCAGTTGTCTTAACATTTGTACCACCGGCTGTGCCGCTGTCTACAACATCAGACCTAAGAGGTGAAAAGAATACGACGCAATCTTTCCTATCTTCTGCTATGTTCATTATTTGATTGTAATAGCTTGTTGCTTCGGCTCTCGTTGCAACTGCTACTCCACTACCGTTATCTGCTTGTGAAGACCCAGATATCATTAAACTGATATCTTCATTGTCTGCACTCCCAAAATGTGTATCCCATGCGGTTATTTTTTGACCTGTAGTTGGTTGATTACCATCACTTCCATTTGTAAATGAAAGATTGGCTGGTAAAGTACCAGTACCGAAAGTGACACCCAATGCAGCTGAACCAGCTCCACTGTATCCACTATCGTGATCTAACCAATAGACGTAATCTGATTGGTTTTCGATAACCGTGACGTAATAGTTAGTAGCACCGAAATCATCTTTAGCATCTGAAGCTTTTGATAAGTCTTCATATTTCTCTAAGATTGTTCCAGGTACTCCTGAGATGTCTCCATCTTCATCAATTACAACAATATGTAATTCATCTGTTACTCCAGCTGTTGATCTAGTACTTGCGAAAGTAGAAGTTCCTGGTGCACCATTGAATTGTGCCGCGAATTCCCATTCTCTGTTTAGTGAAGCACCGCTTGAAACGGCAGCTGCTAAACCTTGAGTTGAGTCATCTTCTTGTGCTATTGTGATTGTTGCGGCTCCAGTGGTACTAGAATCAAAAGCTATAGTTGTTATACTATATCTTGTTGTATCTGAACCGATCGCAGTAATGATATCACCAACTATGAATTTCTCACCTAGAGTTACTTCTATTGAAGTACCCGCTAAAGCTGAAGTTCCATTAGTTGTTGTTACACCACTTGCTGAGAAAGCTGCTGTACCACCACATACAGAAGTTTTTATGGAATTACCCAAGGCTCCTGCATATCTAGCACCCCAATTTCCAACAGAGGCAGAACCATCGTTGTAATTGGCGCGATAATGAGCTAAGTTTTTGATTAACAAAGACTGCCCACTTGTTGTTGTTGCGTTAACCATTGAGGTTGTCGCTATTCTAACTACTTTTAAGTCAATACCATAGTCTAGGAACATTTTGGCTGGGTAAAAGTGCTCAGCCATTATATCCGTAGAGCTTGGCTCCCCGAATGAATCTACAAGACTCTTCGCAGAAACTGTTGTAATCACTTCTTCGGATGGACCCCATCCGAAATGACCACAATATGCTCCTGTAGAACTTGAGACCGCAGGAATAACATTAGTAGCATCTATTTCTTGAACCAGAACTCCTGGCGAAACTTGAAATGCCATGTTTATTATCTCCTAAAATTTTATAAGCTTATAAAATTATTTGTTATTTATAAAAGTCTGATAGGTTTTATTCTATCATTAAACAGTATTTATAATTTAGTATATTTTCGTTCTATCAACTACTGTCCATATATCACCACCCTCAACAAAAACCTCAGGTTCATCATCTTTCGCGAAGAACCCCGCAGGCACTAAATCATCTTCGATAACTTGTTGTTGTTCGTCATATAACAGTTTTTTAAGTTCTAAATCTGTTAAACTCTGAAAGTACGGTGTTGTTAAAAACCATGAGAACATAACTAAATTCATTACTAGATCATCATGTTGACCACCATCGGCCTCCCATGATTGACCTTTAGAAACGAATGTTAAAAGCTCATTGATTGTGAATTTGTCTATTATCTGTAATTTGTTTTCTTCCAAGACTTCTTTAAGTGTAGAACAACCGATTTGTTTTGTCTTTTTCGTCATTGTTACACCGATGCCGGAGGCTTTTACAGAAGATTGTGTGAATACATTCTCATATTCTATATCATAATAGAGGTTATTACACACAATTTGTCCTTGATCATTATTCTCTATGATAACTAGACAATCGTTATATAGTCTAGCATATCTTTCAATAATGTCAGGAAATAGTAACGGAG